AGTTCTCTGTTGGAGATTCTAGAGGATTTAATTTCCAGATTACTTCCGATGGAGTCAGTTTCCCTGAGACTAAAACAACAATTAAAAAACTCTATAAGAGTGAATACATCCGAACTTGGGATTGTAATTGGTAAATATATAAAATAAAACGAAAATAAAAATGACAACAGCATTGCCAAAGTGGAAATATTCATATTTTCCTACGCTAGAAATTACAACTTCAATTCCAAGAAATGGATGCGTAGTTGATTGTGTTTTCTGCCCTCAGAGAACACTTCAGAAAACATATCAAGGTGAAAGATTTCTCTCATTAGAAAACTTCAAAAAGATTATTGATAAGGTTCCCTCTGAGATTCGCATTACTTTTGCCGGATTCACAGAGCCTTGGTTGAATAAAGATTGTACTGAAATGGTACTTTACGCTCACGAAAAGGGGCATCCAATTGCCATCTTTACGACTGGTGTTGGAATGAAACTTGAAGACTTTAGAAGAATTCGTGATATTCAGTTTGCTCCAAGTCCTAATGGTGGATTTGTTCTGCATATTCCAGACCAAGAAAGAAGGGCGAAACATCCACTGGCACCAAAGTATCTTGAAGTGCTTCGTTATATTCATCTCTCACATGTTTATGAGAAACCAATTCATAACTATCATTGGATGTGTATGGGAACTCCTCACGAATGTGTCGCTGATATTATTTCGTCCGCTCAGGTTCCTGATATGTGGTCTCGTGCTGGAAATCTATTAGGTGAAGCGATTCTTAAACCAGAACTTATAAATCTCAAAAATCATTTTGGAGCAGTTTATCACGGCGAACAAGATATGACTTGTAAGTGTGAGGAGAGATTGTATCATAATGTTCTTCTACCTAACGGAGACGTTTCTCTGTGCTGTATGGATTATGGTCTGGAACATATTCTAGGAAATCTTCTAGAACAAGAGTATAATGATATTCTTCCAGAACCATATTCCTGCTTTAAACTTTGCAGATTATGTGAGAATGGAATCAGTCCAGAAAGTGATTTTATTAAACAAGAAAAGGAGAACTATAATTTAGTATGACAATACCTGTAATTGGAGTTCCTGTTGTAAATAGTTCTTACTGGGTCAATCGTCTCTTGATGAGTGTTGATTATCCTGTAGAGAACTTTGTAATTATTAATAATAATGGAAGAGGTCAGATTGATAAGGAACTTGACAGTCTGACTCAAATTAAACATAAGTATGTAAAGAACATTAAAGTCTGCCATCTTCCAGCGAATATTGGATGTGGTGGCGCTTGGAATTTGATTATCAAGTGCTATATGATGGCACCTTATTGGATTATTGTGAATGATGATGTCGCATTTGGTAAGGGATTTCTTGAAGAGATGGTGACAGTTTCCGAATCAGATCCAGACATTGGTATGATTCACGGGCACTCTGGAGATTTTAGTGTCGGGAGTTGGGATTTATTTTTGATGAGAGATCACATTGTCAAAAAGTTTGGACTCTTTGATGAGAATCTATATCCAGCATATTGTGAGGATGCTGATTATATTATGAGGATTCAACATCGCCCAATCAAAAAAGTAATGTCCCTGAACTCTACTTATTATCACGGAGACGGAGATAAGACTGAGTATTATGAGAAGGGAAGTCAGACCAAAAAGACTGAACCAAATCTTGAGAAAAAATTAGCTCTCTCAAATGAATTGAATATTGGATATCTAACAGAAAAGTGGGGTCCAGGATGGCGTATATGTAATCCTGATAACCTGCCTTTCAAAAACAAAGAACAACCAATTTCAGCGACAACATTTGATTTAGATTTTGTCAGACAAAAACATCTAGGATTCTAACAATGATTATTAACTTAACAGGAGTAGGACTCAATCCAAAACCAAGTCCAACAATATGGGTAGTGGATAATTTTTATGCTGATCCTCTAGCAGTTAGGGAGTATGCCCTATCATTAGAATATCATTGTAGTGATTATCATAGGGGAAAAAGAACATCAGACCAGTATTTTCTTGAAGGAACAAAAGAATCCTTTGAGAAAATTATGAATGTCAAGATTACCAACTGGGCTGAGTGTCACGGAATGTGTGGAAGATTTCAACACTGTACTTGTGAGGATGCTCTCGTTTATCACGCAGACGCACAAAAATGGGCTGCCGCAGTTTATCTAACTCCAGATGCTCCTTATGATTGTGGAACTTCTCTTATCGCTCACAAGAAAAGTGGAGTCAGACACTGTGATGATCCAAGAATTATGAATGTTTGGAGTGATACTGCTCCTACTGGAAACTTCTGTGATGGGTCAAAGTGGGAGTATATTGATGTGATTGCGAATGTCTTTAATCGTCTAGTGATTTGGGACGCTCACTGCCCTCATACAGCATCCAAGTATTTTGGATTTGATAAGACAGACTCAAGACTCTTCCATATGTTTTTCTTTGATGCTGAAGAGGCTTGACACTTTATATAAATTAGTATAAAATATAAATTAAAAATGAACTTTACCGTATATTCAAAAGACGATTGTCCTTATTGCTACAAAGTTAAACAAGTTCTTGAATTGACAGGAAACAACTTTGTGGTGTATAATTTGGGAGAGCACTTTACTAGGGAGGAGTTTTACTCTGAATTTGGTGAAGGTTCAACATTTCCCCAAGTCATCTGCGATGATAAAAAAATTGGAGGATGTGTTGATACAGTTAAATTTTTGAAAGAGAATAAAGTTGTCTGATTCTAACCTAAATAATTCCGACCACAGAAATCGTGGTATTGAAATATTTTTATCTGGAGGAAAAAGAAAGCAAACCAGACCCATACACGTTATCTTTGAAAAGATGGTGTGCTTTCTGAATCGGGAAGCAACTATCTACTTTGAATTTTCCTTTATGTCGAGGAAAAAGTAATCTCCCGGAGAAAAAAAATGCTAGCAGTCAGTTTAGTCTTAGGATCTTTCCTAATCGTTTTGTTTCTTATAGTTGGAGTTATGTTTGGGTGGGTTGCCAGAGAATATATGATGAATCATCAAGATGTACCAAAGTTACATCCAGAATTTTTCGATCAACACGGAAACGTAATTCCTGATGAAGTAGTGGCGGTAACCTTTCAAGAAGGTTTACTTGATTATGATGATGAAGAAGAAGATGAAGACTAATATTATAAATTAAATTGTAGAAAACATTATTTTTAAATTATATGACTTCTAAAACGACTGTGACTAAAAAAGTCCCAACTGCTAAAGTTCTGAAGGCTACTCCGCCTCAAACAAAGTCAGTACCTCAAGCGTTACCTGATCTTCCATCTAATCCATTTGTCTTTGAGATTTTGGATGTTATTAGTAAGCAGAGAAGTAACGCTAAAAAAGTTGAAGCTCTTAGAAAATATGAGCATCCTTGCCTAAAAGCAATCTTTATATGGAATTTTGATGAGAGTGTAATTTCTGCAATTCCTCCTGGCGATGTTCCTTATGCGGGTCTTGATGAACAACATTCTTTCTCTGGAACAGTAAGTGAAAAAATTTCTGATGCTGTTTCCAAAATGAATGAGATTGGAAGTAATTCTCTTGGTTCTCAAGATCAGGGCCGTTCTTCAATTCGCAAAGAATATCAAAAGTTTTACAATTTCGTAAAAGGTGGTAATGATGGACTAAGTTCTCTTCGTAGAGAAACGATGTTTATTAACATTCTTCAAGGTCTTCATCCACTGGAAGCAGAGATTCTAATTCTTGTAAAAGATAAGAAACTGCAAACAAAATATAAGATTACCAAAGAAAATATTTCAGAGGCATACTCCGATATTCAGTGGGGAGGTCGTTCGTGAGTAGAGTTCGTCAAGTAACAGAAAAGGATACGGAAAAGCAAATGGAAGCTTGGACCCCAGCAGAAAAAGAAACTTGTAAGACTCGCTACGGATGTGATATTCTAGTTCAAAATGGATCCTATGCTGAGGTCTGCACGAAAGATGCTCCCAATGATGCTTATATCGTTAAGTATATGGTAGATGATAAGATTTGTTTTG